GAGGCCGTTGGACCTACGTCCGGCCAGAGGAAAAAGTTATGCTCCACTGGTACATAACCGTCATAGAGCCACAAGAAACCGCCCGTAATATGCAGGACGTTTGCAATTTCGGAAGTCACTAGCTTAGACGTACCAAAAGATAGCGTGGCTAGGTTGATTCCCGTTTGCGAGTAGATGCCCGCCGTCTGCGTTCCAGAAGGTACCGCCGTGTCTTTATTAACCGCTGCAATTAGGTCTTTAATCAAATAGCCAAACTGCGCTACGTCCCCGTTAACCGTGACACCAGGTAGGCCCTTGGTCAGCGCAGGCCCGGCGTTGGAGTAGGCGAGCTTAGCCGCTATCACCGGGTTATTTTCTGTAGATACCGAGGCGTTGATTAGAAAATAAGTTGGCTGGTAAGCACTCGAATAGACCGCGAGAAAATAATAAAAGTCCCCAATTGCAAACACCTTCGAGGCCAGACCTACGCCGCGAATAATGGGAAAAGGTGAGCCGGTGGTTAGCGTGGCGTAGGTGAAATTTATCCCCCATATATCGCCGTTGGTTTCGCCTGCAATCGAGCAAACACCGTTGTTAGCAATCGACGTTATATTATTGCCAATAGGCGCTAACGCCGAGAGGTTAGTAATGCCGACAAGTTGCTGTAAAACCGCGTCAACAGCAAATAATTTGAAGTCGTTCCCTTCAATCCAAACCACATAAATCACTATCGCGCTTGGGTTAGATATATCGGCGCACAAAGACACCGAAGACGGGTTAGGACCAATTATGGCAGTGGGCACAGGTACGGGCTGCAATGTGCCAGTGATTACGGTTACCGCTATCTGTTGTCCGCCTGACAACGTGCTATATGCAACGTATAAGCTTGTCCCAACTATCGTAGCGTCATAACTAAGATTGGCTTGTTCAACGTAAGAGGCGGCAATCTGATTATCGGCAATGATCGATGAGACACCAATAGCACTAATGGCTATATAGCGTAGGTGCTTTACACCGGCGATATTGTTGGTAAATAGGATCAAAAACTTATTTGAGAGATAGAATACTCTCATGCCGCCTGATACCGTCCCGCTTACAACCGGGATAGCCGTAGGCGGCATGATGTTTTGGCCAGTTACTGAATCAGAGACGATAAATTTATTGGTTAAAACACCGCCGTTATTTTCTATGTAGGCTGTGCATACCAGGCCTTCATTAGATACCGCGCTATCGCAAGTTTGCTGATTTAAGTTGTTTCTTACGATTGGTACCGTAGTAACGCTTAAAGAATCAAACGATCCTCTGGAAATCCAATTATCAGAGGCGCTATTGTAGGAAGCGATACTTTGCCCGATAGCCGTGAGGTTATCGTTTAACGTGGTCAAGATTGAGTAAGAGGAATCTGGAAGCGCAGTCAGCTTTTTAAAGCCATTACGCTTTTGAAGTAGGCCGCTTTTTTGGAACACCGTGTTTTCTAGAACGGTAAACTTGCCGATAGCAACGCGCTTAGGATCGGTTTTTGTATCCAAACCTTGAGCAAAACTTACGTCGATTCCTTGCTTAGTCAGCATTAAGAGACCTTTAACATCAAAGTTTTGCTAGTGGCACTACTTGCCCGGCCTGCTCGTTTAATCGCTCCTGTTCAGCCGCGTGAAAATCAGGACCCGCTTTAAATTCGCACTTAGTCCATTCGGGTATCTCTTTGATTGAACCGCCCGAATAGCGAACGACAAACCTATTTAGGGGTTCCATAAATCCATGGCCAATCACGTTTTTTTCTTTTGTGTAGGAATATTTTCCAAGCCTGCGCCATTTGAAACTGTAAATCATTTAATCCTCATGCAATAAACCGCTGATATATACGCTGGCCGTGAGTCGTAAGCCGACCCGGTGCCAGCGCTGGCACTTGTCCCCGTTACAGAGTTTGAACCGCCCAAACTCGCAGTGGCGCTAGCACCGCCCGTAACCGCACCGCTACCAGACCCACCACCATCGGAGGATGAAACGCCCGAGGTGTATTTTGTCCCAGCAGAGGTGCCTGCTATTTGGAGGCCGCCTTGACCACCGGCAGCAAACGAATTGTTTTGCTGGAACATCACTGTATTTCCGGTGTCTATCGTCGTAGTGCTATTACCAATGCTATCTTTAAAGTATCCGGCTCCACCGCCAGCGCTGTTAGAAAAGTACGCCGCTGCGTGAGAGTGAGCAAAGTTGTGGTTATGTCCCGATGATGCAAACGTACCCGATAGGGATGTGGTATAAGTACCCGCACCATGATCGTGAACGGGTAACTGCGTAGTAGTTAGCGTTGTATTGTTATTTCCGCCGCTACTTCCCGCCGTGGTCGATCCCATTAAAAATATCGAATTATTGATATTCGGAATCACTACCCCGTTCATGGGCGATGTGGCATCAACTATCGTTTGCCCGTTGCATTTTACATAACCTACAGAATCAGCCGCCGTAGTAGCAGTGCATACATAAGTTCCTGCTAAGTTTGGGAAGGTTCCCACCACTGCGCCTATCGGTAATATTCCCCCTTGCTCAGCGACGACCGAGCCATAATCAAATTGACCGCCCGTTGTCGCCGTTACATACCTAGTGCCAGAGGTAGGCAAAGCCAAAGGCCAGACCAGAGAATAATCGTTAGGCTGCGCACCCGAAGCACTTATGGTTACAAACTTTGGATTTACCATGTTTGCGCCCGTAACAATCGGACCTACCGACATATTTGCTGGAGTGTTTGTGGCGCTTTTAAAAGAAAACGTACCTAAGTTGTATGAAGCACTGGCAGTGCCAGAAGGCAGGCCAGTAATGGTACCCGCTGCACCTGTAACCGAACCATTCAGCGTGATTTGAACATTATTTCCAGCAGCGTCATTGTAAAAAAGTTCGTTATTAACCACATACAAGGCGTCGACGGTAGCGCCCGGAAGCACAGCGCCTTGGCTTTGAAACTGCGCTGATTTTAATTCAGTAGCGCTATTGCCATTAAATGGTAAATCAGTGGTTATGCTCAGTCCATCGACTGAGATAGGCGCACCGCTGCCGCTGCTGTGGTTGTGGCCGTCGATGATACTTAGGGAAGCGTTGACGTTATTTGCCCAGTCTGGCCCAGGATCGACCGCGACCGTTGGTACGACTAGGCTCATGTTTGGCGTCAATGTGGTATTAGCCATTTTAATATATCCATATTGAAATGATTGAATTTATTGACGCCTGCAAGGTTATCGTCTTCGCGTTTAGTGGCTGCGTTCTATGAATAATAGCCGATTCGTTATTATCCACTAATATCCACCCTTGAACTATCTGGCCTAGGCTATGCGGTATTTCCTTGGGCGTTGCCGCACTTAGCGAAATACCCGTGATTTGCTGGCCATTAAGGATCGGCAAAGCTAGGACCGGGTTAAGTGTCCCCGCCCATTTGGTACTTGCTAGGTCCCACGGCAAGCGTGGCGATAGACTACCAGCCACCTTGATTACCCCCTCCCCAACCGCCGCCCATCAAAGGATCGGTGCGCGTTGGTGAAATCGTATCAGCCGCGCCCGTGTCCCGGTTACTTGCCGATTGCTCGATACGGAGTTTTAAGAAAGCAATTTCCGCGTCAAGTTTTGAAGTGTCGCTTTCTTCTTTGTCTAAAGCGTACTTGGCAGTGCGAGCAATGGCGTAGCGCAGCCAGCCAGAAAACCCTAACGTGGTTAGGTCGGTGTCTTGCAGCAAGGCCGGTAGCCTTGGCGTATACCAAAGCCTGATCTGCTGATTACCAGCGGGCGTTGGAATGATGCTAAGTTGATTGCCCATCATCCTATAGCGCATGTTATTGACGCCGTAAATCACGCTAGTCGAATTCGGGTAAACGAATTTATTTCGCTCGATAAAATCAAAGCGTTTTAAGGTCACCCAAGCGTTGTTACTGGTATTCACCCCGAGGTCAACGCCCGCTAGCTTATAAAAAGCCTGAGCAGGTGCGCCAACCAAACTAGGGTAGATACCGCCCAAATAGTTAGTTGCACCATCTGGAAGAGGATAGAGTTGCTGCGAGCCAGTGGTATTAATGAATACAATTTGGTTAGAATAATACTCCTCATAGACTGTCACCAATAAATCGTAAAGCTCATACATAGCTAGGCGAATGAATGAATTCCATTCGGTTGCAGTCACAAACTGGCTGTTTACCCGGTCTGCTGTTTCTTGGCACCTAAGCCGGAGCTCGCCTAAGCTCATCTCGGAAGGCGGAGCCGCGACCATAGAGACAATCGACGAATAGACCGAAGTACCAGCGCCGTTAGTCGATGCGACCTGATAGTAGTACGCTGCCCCGATACCCGGCAAAACATCTAGGTAGCTCGAGACTTGGCCCGGTGTGGCGATAGTCGCAAAGTT